CAATTACGACAATCCGCTAACAATCACCTACAGCTTCGGTCTTTTCGACTTTGGCGGTGCTGGTGATATAACGGCGATCCCCGTTCCTTTCGGCAAAACCCGCTGCAAGATTGAAGAGATTTATGTCATGGCGGCAGAAATCTTCACGACTGGCGGCAAGGTTGAAGTTGGAACGGCGGCCGATCCGAACCGCTACGCACAGCTGTTGTGCTTGACGCTGGCTGATACGAACGGCTTGGGCTTTACCAACCCGACAGCTGAACAGTTCGATATTGGTCACGGCGGCAAGGGTGTTGTTGACATCACAACTGAGGCTATTACGCAGCTCGAAGTGGTGTTGACGATCACTGGCGGTACACCGACCGGACAGGGCTTTGCTGGCATTGTTGTTAGCTGGTGGTAGCCTGATCTTTTAACCGAAGCACTCAATGGAGGGTGTGAAATGGAACGCGATGCAAAGCAAAAAGCTGGTGTTGAGTCCGGCACGAGCCATAAGGAAAAGATTGGCGAGGTCGGTGGCATGGGTAGCGTGGGCAAGAATGAGAAGCCCGAGGCGAACCCAAGCATCAAGGCTGGGCGAGGCCATACAATCAAGTAATTGATTGTGTGATCCAACGATATGCAGCCCCGGACCCTGTTCCGGGGCTGCTTTTGGAGTACCAAAAATGGACAAACGCAAAGCTCTCGGGGATGGCAGCGGCCAGACTGAGCCCGATATGTATTTCAGAAAGAACAGACTGCCTGGCTCATATCCGGGCTCTGGTCGGTTTTACGATGTGAATACCGACCCTGACTACTCTGGTCTAGGCAACCCGGCGATCTGCGAATCGCGGCCTATCGCAGATATGACCGCTAATGTAGGATCGGGTTGTATCAAGAAAGGGACCGCGTTTTGCGTCCCTATGGGTGAGCCGAGGTATGGTGAGCCCGACTACGACTAGGAGAAGTCCGTGGCACGTACACTCGATAAAAGCAGGAAGTTCGGCAATATCTTTGGTGTTGAAGAGCATGGCGCCGTATTCACTCAGGACGGCTGTCTATTCAACGGACAAGGCCAAGAGGTTGGCGAGGGCATTACTGCGCCTCTGGCAGATCCACCGCGAGTTGCGGCAGCCGGCCCAGCGCTGAAAGAGCCGGTAGCTGCCCCTACGGCCGCTGAATCATTGGCGGCTCTACACCCCGCACAACTTGGCAAGCTGGTCACTGAGGCCGGTATGACGCCGTTTGGCGGCCCTGGTAGTAAGCAGAAGAACATCAAGCTGCTGATCGACCACGTTGCGGCAAGTGATTAGTGAATGGCCACCTATCTAAAGTTGGTTCAAGAGTTAGTGGCTGAACTCGGTATCGGTGGCGCCAATACTGGCGGCACCGTTCCCGATACCGTTCTCAGCCAGAAAGGGCAGCTATGGAACGCCGTCAACTGGATCAAGCAGGCCGAGAACAATATCAATCTGATGTGGGCCGACTGGCGCTTTCTGGCTACTGATTACGAAGAGACCTTGACGCTATCGTCAACCGCGGTTCCAGCGCACAGCGGAACTGAGACGGTCAATAAGTGGGACCGTACAAGTTTTTGGATTGACCTTACGCAGACCAGCTCTGGGCAGCTCGAATGGATGGAATGGAGTAAGTTTCGCGCCATGTTGTTACCGGGTAGCGCTGGGGCCGGCAACGGCAAGCCCAGCACGATAACCCAGAAGCGTAACGGCGACCTGTTGCTGAATACGCCCTGCGATACTGCCTACACATTGACGGCTGAGTTTTGGAAGGAGCCCGTTTTGCTGTCGGCAAATACCGATTTGCCAGCCATGCCAGCGCAGTTTCATCGCATCATAATCTGTGAGGCGGCCATTAAGTATGGCAACAAGGAGGCTGCCGGCGAGGTTATTCAGGGCATGGAGGCTGAGTACATCTACTTGCTGGATAAACTTGAGGGCGATCAACTTGAGGGGCGCGAGTACGAGCGTCTTTCCACGCAAGACATCCCTATTGTGGTGGGCATACCAGGATATACCGACGATGATTCGAGGACGCGCTAATGAATCTCGTCAATGCCAGAAGAATGACGCGGAGAATCGGCCGGGTTCCTCGCAATGATTCTGATTATTTCCAGTTCAATGGTGGCCTGAACCAACAGGATTCGCCGCTCGATGTGCTGCCTGGTCAGTGTGCTAGTGCCCTGAACTACGAAATGGGCATTGCCGGCGGCTACAAGCGGATCGGTGGCTATGAAGTATTCGACGGAGCTGCCGGCGATACGGTGTACAACTTGCTTGGCTATGCCGCTACAGAGCGGCCCATTAACGCCAGCGGCGATGTGATTACTGGCGATACCTCTTCTGCCAACGCCCTTTATCTGACCAAAACTGAAGATGGCGGCTTCGGCACCAATGATCTGCTCAATAACACCGCCTTTGAAAATGCCTCATGGGCTCGAACACAGCTGACCGCGATAGACGGCGACGTATCTTGGGTTGGCGGTGAAACACCGTACCTATCAAAGATCACAGAGAGCGGTATTACCACCAGCCACTTTATACAGGCCGCTACCGGTCCCATGAATTTAGCGGTTGGTGACTATGTGTATCTATCGGTCTTTGCTAAGTACACCGATGGCCAGCGCGAGGGGTTGAGGATGGGAGTCGTAGCCCCTGTGGGTACTTTCCCCCCCGCCGTCTCAAGCGCAAACGCCATATTCAACATCAAAGATCAGACCGTGCAAGAGACAACAAACCTTCTTGATTACGGCATAGAGGTAATGACTGATGGTGTGTTGCGGCTATGGATACTGACGGTAGCGGCAAAAGGCGCTTATAGCATCGCCAATATCCAAATGATGATGTACGGCCTTTCAGGCGGGACGCTGATTGCAAACTATGTAGTAGACGGTAGACACTTGCACCTGTCTGGGCCGACCGGTGTTCTCTTGCCGGCATTCGGGCCGCATAGCTTGACGCATAGCCTGATTTTCAATAGTACCAGCAACTATGCGCTGTCGAATGTCACGGTAGTTGATGCGGCAATACCGTGGACCACTGGCACGGTTGTTTACGACACGTTCAGTGAGGTTACTGACAGCGTTGATGGCTCCGCAACAACCCATAAGCTAACGACGGCGGCCTCTCAGAAGATTGATATTCGAGCCGGTGACAAACTATATGTCGAGTGCTATTTGGAGTACGGATTTGCCTCTGGAACCAATATACGCGGCGTCGTTTTTGACCTTGGTGGCGCAGATGGGACAACGTGGGGCGGCACCGCGGTTTCGATTGGTTTTGATGTTGGTAGTGGCGACACTGTTCAAGAAAGCGCAGCGCTGGAGACCTATTCGATAGAGCAATTCGATACGGATATTTGGAAGTGCAGCTTTACTACCGTTGAGGCGCTCGCTGATCTAACGGTCGATTTGAATATAAAAACTGGTATCGAGGGACTTAGCGGGCTGAATACGCTTTACACCGGGACTGGCAAGACTATTGGTATCACAGGTCTGAGGGTGCAGTCGTTTCCTACCGGCGGTGAGACTATCAAGATGGGGCATATTCAGACCGGCGCAAGCGCCAAGGCGGTCAGAAGCGGCAATATCGTTATGGGTGCCGTAACCGCTGGGCCGTTCCAAGATTTTGAAGATTTGTCGGCTAACGCTGCCGTGTTCTCGAAGTCTGTTGGCAGCAACTCAGAGAACTCAGAATCAGACTCGGCACTGGACGCGCTTTATTCAGCTCTGGCAACCAATACCTCGTCGGTGGCTTTGGAGCCGACTGGTAGCGGGGCTATTCGCGGCGTCTGGGAATACAACGGTACGACGTATTGCTTTCGAGATAACGTGGGCGCGACAGCCTGTGTCATGTTCAGGTCGAGTGGATCCGGCTGGATAGAGGTCTCGTTTAACAACGTCGTTAATTTCGATGCTGGCGATGGAACAGAACCGAATGAGGGCGATACCATCACGGTTACGTCTGGATCGAAGAGTGCCGAGATTTTACGCAAGGTTTTGACCGGCGGCACATGGGGCGTCGATGCGGTTGGCTATTTTGTGGTGGGCGCCATCACGAACGGGCCGATAGCGAACAATGATGTGATGCTGGTGAGCGCGGTACGGATTGCTGACGCCAACGGTGCCAGCGCTGTACCGACGCTACTTCCTGGCGGGCGCTACGAGTTTCGCAATGACAACTTCTACGGCTCGGCTAATACCTTCCGAATGTACGGTGTAGACGGCGTAAACAAGGGCTTTGAGTACGATTCTACCGGCATCTTCACGCAGATAACCACTGGCATGACCGACGATACCCCGGACCATTTAGCGGTGCATAACGGCCATCTTTTCTATTCATTCAAGGGTGGCTCGGTCCAATTCAGCGGCGACGGCGATCCGGTTAGTTGGACGGTAATCACCGGGGCCAGTGAGATCGGCATAGGAGATCAGTGTACGGGCTTCAATGAAGAGGTCGGCAACAGCCTATTTATCATGGCTCGCAACAAGACTTTCGTGTTGCAGGGTACGACCAGAGCCAACTTTCAGCTTGATGATTTCAATGTAAATTCTGGCGCGCATGAGTGGAGCCTTCAGCGCATTGGCTTGGGCTGCTATTTCGATGATCGTGGCTTCACGACCATCGACCAGGCGCAGCGGGTCGGTTCCACTAATTTTATTGAAAACACTGTTAGCGAAATGGTGCAGCCGCTGGTTGCCGATCTGGCGAAGAACACCAGCGTTAGAACCAGTCACCTGATAATGACCGAGAACATTTATCGCTGCTATTTTGCTGATGGCCGGATTGTTTCGATTGGCTTCAACAACAATAAGGTCACTGGTCACATGCCGCTTCAGTACCCGTTTGTGGCTAATTGTTCTGTGTCTGGCGAAGATGCCAATGGTGCAGAGGTAATCTATGTTGGCGCTGATGATGGCAAGGTTTACAAGCTAGAGAGTGGCACAACCTTCGATGGCGAGGACATACGGGCTTTTTTCCGTACCGTTCTGTATCACAGCAACAGTCCTGGTCGGTTCAAGAAGTACATGCAGGCTCGGCTTGATGCCCAGCTCTCTGGCGCATTGACGCTGAAGGGTCGGATTGAGTACGACTTTGATACTGCCGGGTTCAATCTGGGCGAGGATTTGGACTTCTCTACCGACGAGGCCGGCGGGTACTGGGATGATTTTATCTGGGATGAGTTTGTTTGGGATCAGCCAACTTCAGGAATCCCGCAGGTCAAGCTGGAGGGTGAGGGCGTGAATTGTGCGGCCTACCTTTACAGCACATCAAGCATTGATAAGAGCCATACGATCCGGGGTGTCACGCTACAGTGGCAGCCGCGGCGTAGCGACAGGAGAAACTAATGGCAGCACCACATTACACACCAAGCGGTGTCCCGGTTCAGGGTTCCAAGGGCCAGTCGCAGTCGATGAGGACGGAGTTCGTGGCGGTTGAAACGGCATTGCAGGTAATGAACTCGATCCCGTTTGTGGTCCAGTTTGATGATCTGAATACCGCCGCGTCGAAGTACGTTGTGATTCCGTGGGCGGGAAACATCGTCGGCGCCTATGTGGTCAACGAGGTTGCCAATACGACAACGAAAACGGTGATAACGCTTGAGATTGCGACGGTGCTGGTAACAATGCCGGCGCTTGAGGTAGCTGTCACGGCGGCAATAGGAACGGCAGCCAGCGCTGTACCAACGGCGACAAACGCGGTGGCCGCTGGTGGTACGGTTGAGGTTATTACAGACGGAGCTGGTGCGCCGGTTATGCCGGGCACCGTTACGTTACTGATTGCGAGAACGTAGATGAGTGACGAAGCCCGCTGGCACCTTGATAAACGAGTGCCTATTGCGCTCATATCGACGCTGTTGGTTCAGACCATTTTGCTTATCTTGTTTTTGGCTGGCTTGCGTTTCGACCTGACAAGCACGATGGAGCGATTGTCGCGGCTTGAGGTGGAGGCCAGATCAGATCGAGTAAGTATTGCCGACAATAAGGTCAATGCCGCCATAACGGCCACCAGCCTACAGGACATTAAACAAGCGCTGGTCAGGATAGAAAATGAGGTTATTCAGGGCCGCAGGGATCGCGATACGCTACTGCAAGAGGTAGGTAAATGACACTAGGGCAGAAACAAGAACTATTCGCCAGGCTGTTTGTTCAGCATTTAGCTTGGCTTCATTCGTTGCCGGGTGTTGAGACCAGGCTGGGCGATGTGTTCGCCCGCGAGGGACACCGAGACGGCAGCAATCACTACATCAAGCTCGCTGGTGACATCAATCTCTTTATCGGCGGGGTCTATATCACGACAACAGAGGGCCATTCCTTCAGTGGCAGGAAATGGGAATCGCTCCATGAGCTAACTCGATGGGGCGGTAACTGGGATAAAGACGAGACCGCTGGCGAACCGGGCGAAGATGATGGGAACCATTACAGTTTTATCCACAACGGGGCAATGTGATGAATCGAAAACAGCAAGTTATTGATGATGTTCAGGCCATAGTGAGGAATTATCGCTACGGCGGCGGGTTTTTGGTGTTGGCCAGCCTGTTGATTGGCCTGGCAGTCGGGGCAGCTCTACTATGAACCCGTTTATCTCAGCGGCAGCAATCGTTACAGCTATAGGAACGATTGGTAGCGCCGGGATTTATTTGGACCACAGTTACGTTGCGTCTGAGAGTTTTGAAAAGCACCTATCAGAGCAGCGCGTCCGAACGGTGTTTGAATACATGGATCAGATACGACAGGCCGGGCCAGAGCCTTGGTTGTGTGACGCGCTGGTGCAGGAGTTGGTCCATATTTGCACGGAGCTGCCTGAACATGCGCTTTGCAGGGATGATGCGAGGGAAGAGTTGATTGAAAAGGTAGGGTGTTGAATGTCAATGTCAACGGACGGATACAGCAGCCGAAAGTTCATCGTTACGATGTCTGGGATGGCGGCAACCGTTGTGTTGGCTGCGATTGGAAAAATGGACGCCAATGCTGGCCTTGTGCTGGCGGCGGGCATTGGAGCCTATAACTGGGCCAATACCGTGCAAGCTAAAAATGAGACTGAAAAATGCTAACTAAGATCCTGATGGGGCTGACCGCTGCGACAGCGATAGCTTTGCTGCTTGTGTTCAATCTTCTGCTGTCGGCAAAAGAGGCGAACGGCAAGCTACAGGGTGCTATTAGTGAGGCTGGCAACATAAATTCCCGGCAAGCGATGGTTGTGCAGACGCTTGAGGATAATCGTTTGAAGCTATTAGCTGGTATCGACGCAGAGAGGGTGCGGGCGCAGGTCGCCACTGATGCCTTGATTGCGAGTCAGGCCGGGCTGGAGACGGCCAAGAGTGTTTTTGAGGGCCGTTTAGCGGCGGCCCGTAGGGAGTTAAGCAATGAGGACTTGGTTTGTGCTGTTCAGCCTATCCCTGATTCTTATGTTTTCAGCCTGCTCGAGTAATCCGGTGGTCCTTGTGGACCCTGAAATCGTAGAGGTTGAGAAGCTGGTTAGGGTTCGGGTGCCGGCGGCGTTGCTGATTCCTTGCGCGGTAACTGCGTTGCCGGTTCAGGGCGACACTTGGGATGATGTATTTCAGATTATGAAGGCGAAAGACTTGGAGCAGCGAGCCTGTAACGAGCGGTTTGTGATGATTCGAGACTGGCAAGAGGGTGAAAGATAATGGCAACGACGGATTTATTTCAGGAAGTTGGTAAGAACGCCAGCGCTCAAAGTGCTAGTTATCAGGCGGCGCTGCCTACCGCGCCAGCGGCCGATCCGGGTGCGCTGGGTGTAGCACAGTCCACAGCCAACGACAGTTTTCAGTCAGCGGTAGCGGGGGTG